GATACAATAAAAAATAAAGAAATAATTGAAAGAGGTGCTTAATTATGAGAATTATAGCTAAAAATACTACTGAAGTTTTAAATTATGTGTACGGTGATGAAGAAGATTACGATTATATAAGTGAAAATGATCTTGCTAAATTAATGGACAATTATATTGATTATCTTGCTGATTTAGAAAATGATGCATTTGAACACGATGATTTACTTAAATACGATAACGGTTATCTAGGAGATATTATGAACTTATTATTGGTATTTAAGACTAAAATTGAATGGAGGGATGAATAATGCCAAATTGGGTTAAAAATAAAGTTTATATTGAAAATAAGAATGTAATTAAAGAATGTTTAGTAAAAGAAGAAGACAATGAGTACTTTGATTTTAATAAAGTAATACCTATGCCAAAAAGTTTAGATTTAACTTCTGGAAGTATAACAAATATTTCCGTTGTTTATGCTATATCTAAAATGTTAGAACAAGAGCAAGAAAAAATAATTAATCAGTTAAAAAGCAAGCCTTGTATGTTCTATCAAAATTATTATAATAAATATTTCGAATATAAAGATAGATATACAAAAGAGGTTTTTGACAAAGAAAACGAAAGATTAATAGAAGAAATAAAAGACAAAGATTTATATAAAGAATTAAATATCAAAGATCTTGAAGATTTAGGAAATACATACATAAAAAATATAATAGAATATGGTTGTGATAATTGGTACGACTGGTGTGTTGAAAATTGGGGTACTAAATGGAACGCTAGTGATACATATTATATAGATGAAAATAATATAGAATTTGAAACAGCTTGGAGTATGCCTTATGAAATATTAAAAGCAATAAGTGAAATATGGGACACTAAAGTAATATGTGCTTATGCTGATGAAGACATAGGAAATAATTGTGGAACTACTATTTTCGAAAAAGGAAAAGAAGTTAGTGATATTTTAGGAGATAGAGATTTTGCTTTAGATATATGGGGGTACGATGAATAATGAAGGACGATATAAGAAAATCATTTAAGGTTGAATATGAAGATATAACTACACCATTAATGCGTAACTATGAATTAACTATAGAAGAATACAAACGTATTAAAGAAGAAATTGAATTAATTTATAAGAACCTAACTTCTAATAATATAGTTTATACAAGTGATTTTAAAAGTATACAAACTTTATTAAGAGACTTACAATTTTATGAATATGTAAATAGGGAGGAATTTGATGAAAAAGAATCTGAAACAAGTAAATAAAGAATATATACTCACACTACTTAATCAAGGGGACGAATACATTGTATTCAACCCCTTAACAAGTACTTATCATACCGAAATTAGAGGTAAAAATGATATTGCAAGTAATAAACACGCATACGATAAATTGATCTATTATGTTAAAGGAGGTAAATAATATGTTATTAAATAACGCACAAAAAAGATTAACTGAAAAAGGAATTGAAGATTATTACTTTATAAAGTCTGAAATAGACGAAAAAATAAAATTAAATTATGATGCTGATAAACTTAAACAGTTTTTAAATAGATTTAAAGGTATTGAAATATACCAAGACGAAGACGATTACATTGATTTTTACTATAACGATTTAAACTTAACACTTATACATAATGAAACTGATTATAGATTATGCAACTCAATAAGTTTATTTGATAAAACTACTGACCAATACTTATTTGAATGTAATACTATTGAATATTTAAAAGATCAATTAGAAAAAGACGTATTTACTCAACTATCTGAAGAAATTGTTAGGTATAAAGATATGAAAGAAAGTACGTTCGTATATAATTTAGACAGTAAAAAGAAAGAAATAATTAAGTTCATTGAAGATAATTTATAGGAGGTGTTTATAATGGACGAATTAGTATTTAAAAGAATTGATTTTGAAAAAGAAAATGTTAAGTATAGATTACTTGACGTATGGTGTGATTATTATGGCTGGAACGTATATAAATATGATTCTAATTATGTATTATATGATAATCAAGGCAGTTGTATAGTAGATACTTATAAAACACGTGATTTATTAATTAGAAGAATATGCTCTCGAGCTTTAGAATATTGGTGCAACGAATATGAAGGTTGGAACGAAGATATAGACTTTACAATAGACGATTACACTAATCTAGTTCAATATGTTTATATGTATATCAATGCATCTTACCCTGATAATATAAATGAAATATGGTTAAAGAGTATTGTTAAGTTTATTAATGAAATGGAGGTTAAATAATGGGAGAAGTTACTAGAATATATATCAGGGATCATAACGATAATTTTATGACTGATAACGGCAAAAGAGATATTTACTTTTACACCGTTAAAGATAAATTAGAAATTGCTTTCTTGAATAAAGAGAACAATATTCTATATCTTAATGAAGATTATCTTGAAAATAAATATATTCAAAAGATTATTAGACAAATAAAGAAAAAATATAACGTAGAAAAAACATCAAAATATTTTAATTTAGGAGGGCTTGATTTTTAATGAAAAATAAAAAGCAAATAATAGATAGACTTAATGATTTAATAGAATTAGTTGAAAGTTGTCCAGAATTATTTCACGATAGCATTGATGAAGATATAATTGCATCTTTAAATTATATAATTTCACTTGCTAACAAGTAATATTAATAGTATAATACTTTAAAAGGAGGTCTTAAAAATGACAGTATATGAAAAAGATAGATTATCGGATGATGCTATAGCAAATAAAAGAAGATACGATGCTGAGTATTTAAAAGATAATTATAAACAAGTACATATATCTTTACCTAAAGAAATAGCTGACGAGTTCAAAGAATTAGTTAAAGCTAGTGGTTTTGACTCTAATGCTGACTTTATAAGATATTGCATAAGTAAAATGAACGAAGGAACATTAAAAAAAGAGGACTAATTCCTCTTTTTTATGTGTCTATAATACTTTTTTCGACTACTACCTTCTGAATAATGCAGCATTTTATCAATTTGATTCCAGCTAAACTTAAATTCGTTCCTATAAAATTCGATTAGAAGAACATCCTCGTAATTATAAAGCCTCTTCACTTCCTCATTAAAATACTTTACCCACGCATAATACTCGTCTCGAGTGTTTTGTATGTCTTGATCGAGGTCTTCGTCTCTAATCATATATAAAGCGAATTTATCTACTAAATTTCTACTAGCATCCACCATAGTACTTTTAAATGAAGGACTACCTGGTTGTGTTTTTTCAAAGTTGATTCTCTTTTTTTCTAGCAAAAAATTTAATCTATTTTCAGTCTCGGTTACTTTGTTTTTAATCTCTTTTAAATCAGCCATTTATTCCTCCTTTAAAGGTTTTATTTCTACTTCTACATAATCTTTTTTATCTTCTTGATATATGTGAGTGATCTTTTGAATAAACTTAACGTTATCATCCTCTATTTTATTAGCTCTTACTAAACCGTCTATAATATTTTTAGGGAATTTTCCGTCTAAATCAGATAATTTATTTTTAATATGCCAAGTGAATACTAATTCAATGGGTGTATTTTCTATTTTAGGTATTTTGCTGAATTCTAACATTGACAATTCGGTTTCTTTTTGCTTGATTTTATTTGCAAAAAACGGGTTAGTTCTACATTTATTTATGTAAGTGTTAACGTTTTCAAACTTATAATCAATAACTACTTTCATTAATAAGTGTCTCCTATTTTACCAACAATAATATTTTCAATATCTAAAGCATAATATTTTAGAATTTTTTTGATTTCAATTAAATGAATAGTTTTAATCGGTGGATAAATATAAATAGTCTTGTTTTGTGGTGTATACCAAATCTCATAATCAAGATCTTGAAATATTCTCATTATTTTCACCTCTTATTTTTAAATAGTCCATACCCATATTATTAATTTTATTAACCCAACAAATAATGTAGCAATAAGACCAATAGCCATAAATACCGCTAAAATAGTTGAAATAGCTTCAATAATATCATCACTCATTATCTTCACCTCTTAATATATCTTCTAAATGTTCATAATGTTTTATATCAGTTTTTAAATCTTCTACAAATCGTGTTATAGTTTCTTCTTTATCTTGATATTTCATATCATTTAACATACCTTTTGTATCAGCAATTAGTTCTTCTATATATTCTATTGCTTTATCTATTCTATCTTGCATATTCTTTTCTCTATTAATTATTTTATCAATACTTCTTTGAGGTACTTTATACTTTCTTAATAGTATTTGCATTTCTACTAATTCTTTACTTAAATTACTCATTATCTTCACCAACTTTATTTATAACTTCATTTATAAAATCATATATTCCTGCTACTATATCACATACTATTTCTTCATCATTAAAGTCTATGTGATACAAACCAATTTCCCATATATAACAATGTGTAAGTTCGTGTTTTAATGTTCTTATCTTTTCATCTTCACATAATTCTTGTGCTACCCATATTTTATGTTCTTTATAAAAAGTTAAGCCTAAACAAGCGTATGCTTCAGGACATCTTATATGATATTCGTTTAGTAATTCTTCTCCAGGTTTAAGTTCTATCTTCCATTTGTGATTATTGATTTTAAAACTAATTTCTTTCATTTATTCTTCACTTCCTTACTCTTGCTTTCTTTTAATAATGGTGCAAAATTGCTATTTGCAATTATTTTTTCATAAGTATATACTTTTGCCTTTAATTCAGCATTTTCCATAACTAATTCTTTTTGATAATATGAAATTAATAAATCAGTTTTATCTTCTAATTCTTTTTTATGATTTTCCCAATGGTAATATAATTCATATGTTTTTCCAGATAAATATGTTATAAATGTATCTTTATTCATTATCTATAACCTCCTAATACCAATTTTTATTTTTAAAATGTTTCCAAGCTTCACAAGGAGTTTTATATCTATATGTTATATAGTTAATTCCCCAACGTATTTGTGCTTTCCAGTCGTTTGATCCTTGTTGTTTTTTTATTTTATTACAAGGTTTTGCTTGAGGTATTCCACAAGCACCACTTGATTTGTTATAAGAATTCGGATTCCACCCAGATTCTCTATTCCATAAATCGATTAAACAACTCATTTGTGTATCATCATAACCACTAACCTGTTTAGCATATTCTTGATATTCATTTAAACTAGCTACAACTACTTTTTTAGTAGTTTTCTTTTTAGTTGTTTTAATGGTCTTTTTAGACGTTTTTGTTGTTGTAGTAGTATTTATACTAGGTATACTATTAGGTGTTGTATTTTGTACTTCTATTTCACTCACAGCATCTTCTGAAGATGCTTTTTTTGTAAATAAACCTATTATTGTAATAATACCAATTACCCCCACTAAAATTATCGTTATAATTTTACTTGTTCCCTCCAACTTTGTTCAATTCCTTTCGTAAGTTATACATAAAATATAATTTAGTATTATTATTGACTACTCTTCCACAATGACTACAAATCTTTTGGTGGACAAACACTGGCATAACGCAAGTGTGTCCACACGAACATTTTACTTTTAATTGTTCAAGATTATCTTGTAGTGCTTCAATATGTTTAATACCTTGTCTCTTCTTCATAATTAAAATGGTAGATCATCATCAGTTAAAACTGTTTCATTAGACGATGCTTCTTCTTCCCAAGTTAATTGTTCGTAGTCCATAATCATTAAATAATCATTTTTCTTATCGTTTGCAGTATAAAAACTCAAGAAAGCTTTATTAATTTTAATATCACAAGACTCATCAGGTTCTTTACCCTTCATAAATCTACATCTTTTACTCATATAATCGTAAGTTCCGTCTTGTTTTCTACTTGCTATAGAAAACGTAAAATAATAAGTTCCGTCTTCTTTTGTATTCTTCCAAATTTTTATTTTTTCACAACTAACATTAAGCATTAAAATCACTCTCCTCTAAAAATATATTTTCTTCTAGTCTCTTTTTGTCAGTTCTATATTTATCAATAGCTTGTTTTATCTCTTCTACCCAGTCTTGATAGTCTTCAATATGAATAAAATAAGTATTTAATCTATTTTCTTCAAAATCTTCAACCCATTGTTCTGGAGTTTTTTCTTGAAATTTTTCGTCTCTTTTATATATAGTAAGAATTCCATTATCACTATTGTAGTTCATCATATAAAATAGTAATTGTACTATATAATACTTATAAGTTCTTACTCTTTTATGTATCCTACTTGTAGTTTTAATTTCCAAAATAGAATTGTCTTCTTTATTCAACCCGTCAGTATGACAACGAATATCTCCATTTATTAATTTATCTTCTACATAATTAGTATCTAATTTATCATTTGTATAGTTTCTAATTACCTCTTCCATTACATTTCCATATTCAGTAAATATGTTATCTACCTCTTCAGGTTCTTCTATTCCAACTTTTTCTTTTAATAATTGATAATATGATTTGAAGGGTGATATACCCATAATGATAGGTATATCAGAGCCTCCTAAAAATTTATCACGATCTTCACTAACACTTTTTTGCATTATTTTTTAGATTCCTCTTCGTGTTTTTTTAAATCTTCTATTACACTTAAAGCTTTTTCTTCAATATTATCTTTGTTTAGTTCATAAACTACTGATATATCTTTGATATCTAAATCTTGTTCTTTACAATAAGCAATTAGTTTTTCTCTATTAGTATCTTTTTTAGTTTTTTCAGTTTTATTTGTTTGTTTGTGATATTCGTCAGTATCAGCATCTTTAGTATCATCAATTGCGAATAAACCATTTAAAGCATATTTTCTAGCATAACTTGATGTAGCACCAGTTATTTGTGAGTCATCCATACCTTTTTTCTCTAAAGACTCTCTAGCATAAGCAATATTACTTACCATATCTTGATCTTCTACATCAGCAAGAGTAGCTTGTGCTTTTATATAATATCTCTCGCCGATGTTTACTAATTCGTCTGATATAGTTAATACGCATTTATATTTAGATAGTATAGGTTTAACACTCTCTAATATATCTTCACAGCTTCTATAGTTATAATTTCCAAAACTATTTCTTTGTCCTTTAGGTGCTTTTAATTCTTGTTGTATATTCATTAATTTTTCTTTTATATTCATTATCTAATTTCTCCTTCATCGTTATAATATTCACCTATTACCATATGATTTTCTAATTCAACATATTTAGGTTCTTCTATTTCATATTTTTCTACTTGTGCTTTTTGACACATATCTATAAAATCGCTTTGTGTTTGTAGAGGGTTTTCGTCTACAAAACTAGGTTCTTCTTCTTTTTTTCGTTCTAACCAAGCTTCATATAATACTTTAGGGTTTATTCCGTCCATTATTCTTCCTCCAAATCAAAACCGTCTATTGTGTATTCATTACCTTCGATATTATCTAAATATAATAATTTTTCATTTATGTGTTTTAATTTAGTATTTTCGTTAATTAGTTCTTTTATAAAACGATCAACCATTTCTTGTTGATTACAATAGTTATTTAGCTCTATTACATAATAACCATTTACGCATAATGAAATTATTAATAAGATTAAAAGTATAATTTGCATTAGTTTTCCTCCTTTACTAAATAGTATTCTTTATATTTGTTTGCAAACTCACCTTTAGATTTTTTCCACTCGTCAGTTATTACATAACCTTCTCTACGAAGATTCATAATAATACTTTGTAAATCTAATATTTTATATTTAAGTACGCATTGTAAGCTATTAATGCTACCATATTTTTCTAAATGTTCTAATACTGTCTCTTTTTGTGTTTTTTTCATATACCTCTTCCTTCACTTACCCAGTCATAATCAAATAACTCGATATCTATTTCTTTATTATTTATATTATTTATATTATTTTTATTATTAGTTTTATTATTATGGTAGAAAATTTTTTCTACCCCCCTAGAAAATTTTTTCCACCCCCCTAGAAAAATTTTTCTACCCCCATTACTAGAATTTATTATTTCTATATATTCTTTTTTTTGTAATAAAGATAACCAATTAGTAATACTACGTTCTGATACTTCATATAAATCAGCAAAGTATTTATTAGTAGCCCAGCAGCATCCTTCTTTATTACATAAGCTAGATATTTCACCATAAAGTAATTTAGCATTTGCTGATAATTCTTTATCGTATCTAACTGTTGCTGGTATTATTGAATAAAAATTAGGTTTCTCTTCCATTTTTCCTCCTAGTATGATATAATGTATTTAGCTTCTATTTAGAAGTCTTCAAACACGAGGGTGTATTTCATATACATCTTTTTTTGTGCCTTCCTCCTTACTAACAAAGTAAAAACCGAACAGCTTGTGTTCGGTTATATAGTTCGTAAAATATATATTATGTTAACTTCTATATTCCAAACACGTAGCACTAAGTAGTCGTTATTTTTTCTACCTTGTACTTACATATTAGCATAATATATATCACTTGTAAATACCTTTTTTTAAATTATTCCTTTTGCAAGAAAAATATATATAAAAAAAGATATTGTTAATACTTTACTTATATTTATTTTATCTATATAAGATAGTATATTTCTTATTTTAAATTTTCTTCTTAATAAGTTATCATATTCAAAATAAGAATATATCTTACCATTATATAATCTCTGAATATCTACTACTTTCCAACCCATAGATGTATTATCCCCTTTTAAATAATGAGGTTTTGTCTTTGATGCTCGGTATAAAAGATCTCCGTTTTCTTTTTGATATATAACCATATATCCGTAATTCATATTATCCCTCCTTCAAGTGAGTGATTATACCATATTTATCATTAATTGCAACAATAAAAAATAAGACTAATATATAATATTAGTCTTTTATTATCCATAAGTATTCAGCTTGCCGTCTTCTACAATCAAATGAATCGAAAATCGTACCATAAATAGAACAAGTAATATGAGAATTCATAGTTATAAGACACACTTTATCAGAATATTCCCCTGCAACTTGCCCTACACTACCGACTACATTTACACGAGGGTAGTGTTCATTAAGATATTCTCTTATAAAGTACTTATCATCCATCATAGTTCCTTTTGCTTGTGCCAAATCACTTAATTTTTCATATGTTTCATCCCAAGTTTTACCTTCGGCTAAACTAATTGCTCTAATAGTGCAGTCATTTACAAAATTGCCTAATACATTTGCATTGTAAAATTTATACATATTACATATTTGCTATTCTTTGAGCAGTTTGTCTAATCATTTCAACTTCTTCTTGACTTTGTGCTTCTTCTCTTAACATTTTAGCAAAATCTTCCATTGACTCTAACATATATTTAAGACTTTTCTTTGTGTCTTCGTTTGAACCATATCTACCACGATATTCCTCATATCTTCCATAATCGCTATACATACGATCTAAATGTCCGTATCCTCTATATTTAGAGTCTACGCCTCTTCTACCGTAATCGTTTCCATAACTGTCAAAACCTGGTCTTCTGCCGTAATCATTATAATCGTTATATCTCATACACTCATCCTCCTTTGCCATATGTCTTATTTTGGATAATTTATAAATATATTCGATATTATTTCCGTCTATATTATCTATTATCTCGTTTAACTTTTTATCAGTTATTTCTATTATCTTTTCTTCCATTATCTTCACTCCTTTCTTTTAGAAGTTTAATTATTTCATTATTTTGTTTTATTATTTTTTCAAAATAATTATTATCTTGCATTTGTAATTCTTGCATAATATCAGAGTTATTATAGTCTTTCATTAATATTTGAAGGCTTAATATTTGTAAAACTAAAGAAGTTATATCAACTGAATTCATATTACCACATACGTTCTATTGATATATTGATATTCTTTAATATTGGTATTTGTGTAGTTGTAGATGTTTCGTCATAAACTATTGCTGGAACACTTTGTGCTGTAATAGTTACGTTTCCTCTACCACAAACTCTAATTTTTTTAGTAGTAGATATATCTTTATAATCTCCAGCAGTAGTTATAACTTGATCCATTTCAGTACCATTTAGCTTAACACCGTCAGCAAATAAAGCAATACCAACAACACCAGCTGTTGCTGAAGTAATGTTAGCATCAAAAGTTATTTCATAAATACCACCAGTTAAGATATTAAATGTAGCACTACCTTCATTATGATTTAACCAACCATTAAAACAATTAGCACTTCTAGTTCTTAAATCGGTATCTGAAAATGTAATTGCATCAGTATTAGTTGTTAAAACTAATTCTTGTTCTTGAACACTTTGTATCATATTATCTCTCCTTTCATAAATAAAAGAGATAGGACTTACCTATCTCTAAACTACTTTCGCTATTGCTACTAATAGATAATTAAGCAAGTTCTCTTAGTGAGTATGCCGTAAGGCTATTGCTATACAATTGTATTTCCGTAGAAACCATTTCCATAGAAAGCATCATTATATCCAACGTATGGAGATCCAGTTAAATAAGCAGGTACTGGATAAGGTCTTAAAGCATTAACTATATTAGCTTCAGTTCTTTGATCGGAAATAATATCTTTTGCTGAATTTAATCTATCTCTTAAATCTTGAATAGTGTTTTGAGTAATTAAATCTCTTGTTTTTTCACCGTCTTCACGAATTAGAGATTTTATATCACAGCAACAAGCATCAACGTGTGCTTGATTTTGTAATGCTTGAGTTAATAAATTAGTATTTAATTCATTAGTTTGAGTTAAAATATCTCTTTGAGTATTACAAGCACTTAATTGACTAGCATATCTATTTTCTAATACATCACTCTTAAGATTACATACATCTTGAGCTATATTAGTAAAACCATTAGATATTAAGTTGCTTTGATTTTGAAAGCCGTTATTAACATCTCTTTGAGTAAATTCAGAAGAAATATAATCAGTAGTAGCAACATTATTACCACCAAAGCCTCCAAAACCGTTTCCACCCCATAATAAAGCTAAAAGTAAAATTGCCCAAATTCCGTTATTGTCTCCAAAGAAACCATTATTACCATACATATATGGATAAAAACCAGTTCCGTTGTTTGTAGCTAATTCTACTGTAGGTTGAATTGATCCGTTCATAGCATAATCTCCTTTCTATAAATTTATATCGACACTATTTAGTGTTGATACCAACTTGACTTAATTGTTCTTTTGATATTCCCATACTATTAGCAAATTGACTGAATTGTTGTAATTGTTCTGGTGTATATTGATTTATTGTTTGTTTTAATAATTCTCTAGGATCACCATTACTATTCATCAGATTTTGTATTTGATTTGCTTTTTGAGGGTTTCTCATTTTTAATTGATTCATCAGCATTGTCATTATATTCATACTTATTCCTCATTTCATTTATTTGAGCTTGTAAGAACTCTATTTGTAAATCTTTTTCATCTTTTTCAATTACCTCATTTAATTCAAATGTTCTTATCTCACCATTGTTATTTTTTAACCATAACACACTAAAATCTTTACTAAAAAATGGTGTATCACCAGTAACGTATTCTTTTTTTACTTCATCAATGTTATTTGCACTTCTAAACACGTTTTGAGGTGCTAATTGGAAGTTTTGTGTGATAGGTTGTATATTTGGTATTTGAGACTTTAATTTCTCTAATTCGGCTATTTGTGCATTAATTCTATCAATGTTAGCTTGAGGGTTATAAAACATAAAATCATCTCCTAAAACAAAGAAAAGAGAACAAGACGTCAAATATTGTTTTAAAATATCGACTTTCGTTCTCCTTTCTAAATAAATTATTGCATAAAAAAACAAGACAAAACCGTCATAGTTTTGTCTTGTTAACGCCAATGGGATATATATTATATGGAATTATCTTGATCTTTTTCTATTTATTGCACTAAAATAGTCAGTTTCCATTTGAACTGGCATATCTAATTTAACATCTCTTACTATTAATAGATATTTCTCATATCTATCATCTCTTGAAGCCTCATCTATAACTATATCAGCTTCATCTTGAGACTTACATTTTACACGTTCGGTATATACTCCGTGTTCCATTAAATATACTAAATATTCGTACATATTACACCTTCTTACAATATATAGTTCCTTTAGAACTAACTAAGCATACGTATCCAGAAGGGGTTTTAGCCCATATTGAACCGTTAGTTGCTTTAACTGTCTTTTGATTAGTAAAAATAGTACCTGATTTATATTGAGCTTTAGCTGTCTTTTTAGTATTTGTACAATGTTTTTGTCCGTCTTTAGTAAGTTCGTTCACTTTTTTAATTCTATATTCAGTACCAGCACCGACTCTTACATATCTTGGTGATATAACTTCATAATTACATTTATCTTTAGGTAAATCTTCTTCAAATTCTACATTAGGATAAATATAACCTAACAATTTTTTTCCGTTCCAACTAGCACCTTTATTAAGTGTTTTAATTTTGAATAAATATCTTGTTAGTATTAGTTTAGTATATCCACTAGCCGAATATCTTACTTTATTGCCATATACATTTTCTACAAATGCTAAATGACCTTTAAAACAAGCGATAGATCCAATTTTAGGCTCACTACCGTGCTTTAAACCTTTCTTTACAGCATCATCCCAAAATCTTGAAGCAGCACTTGTAGGTAAATTTTTAGAAGCATTCATATCTTGCGCAGCTTCACGATATCTACACCAAGCATAATCGGTGCAATTTCCACCTAATACCCACATATCTAATTTAGGTGATGAATAAGCTTTAGGTTTATTATAGTATTGATTAGTTCTTAATGGTTGTGAATTTCTTTCAATAAATATCATAAGATCACCTATTCATCTACTTCTGGTAGTCCAGTACTAATTGAAGTTAATATACTTAAAACACCAGCTAATGCTGATGTTCCTAATACTGTTATCCAATTAACTTCATTAATCATTATACCTGTTGGTATCATAGCTATTGCTGTTTGACATATAGTCTTTAATGCTCTTATTCCAGCAGCTTTCCAAAATTCTTTATTCATATGTTTACATCTCCTTATAATATTTTATATATTTTTTGTTTTATCTTTTTAACTCGTCTATTAACAGTTCTCTCACTCATATTCATTTTCATAGCAATTTGAACTATTGAATAGCCCTTAATTTTTAATTCTAATATTTTTGATAATTCTTCGTTGAACATACATTTATCAATTATCATTTCGTATTCTTCTTTAGTAAAATCAAACATTATTTAGTAATAAAAGCTCCACATTTAGAACAGTGAAGCTTTCCATTTTTATCTTGTACAATTTTAGCATTAGATTTAGATTTTAATAATTTTCTTTTTGTTATAGTTTTCTTTAATAATATATGTCCCATATTAGTTATTATTAATCTCCGATTTTTCTATAGTATCAATATCATCCATATCTATGCTCTTTGTAATAGTTGTTTCTTCGCCAATATTATTTAATAAATATACTGTGTAAGAAACTGATCCGATTAATGCTAGAATAAGTAAAATGATAATAATAAATTGTCTTCTATTAGTTTTATCTGTTTGATCTTTAGTAAATTTAATCATTTCCATTGCAAATGATGCTTCATCAACTTTTTGTTCAATTTGTTTAAATTTTTCTTTAATTGCCATAATTATGCTCCTTTATGATATATTTTTTCGTGCAATTTGATAGCTTTATCTATCTTATCGTCTAATTCTTCGGTATATGTATCAAATTTATCTGATAATTTTCCGATATCTTCTTTTAATTCTTTTAATTGATATTGAATAACTGCTAAATTATTTTCTTTAGCATCATCAATGGCTTTATCTTTTCTATTTATCATTAAAGATATTAACGATAATAGAAAAGAACCACCAGCTATAAGTATTGCAGGTGTCATTGTTCCACCTCCAATGTTTTTATACGCATATTTATTGTTAATGGCTCATTCATACTCCATTCACCTTCATTATATTTATTATATTTTCGTATCTACCATTATATGTATCAGTAAATGCTTCTACATTTAATATAAATGGAAGATCATTATTAGATTGACTTATATTTGTTTGATTTTTATATGTATATGCTTTATATAAAGCATTTAATTGTGAAATTAATGTTGTATCAGTTATTTCAGTATTTGTAGGTGTTGCTAATAAATAATTAACCACAATATTATTTGATGATAGCCATATTTTACATTTATCAACAGTATTTATTTCACTATTTAAACCAAATGCAAAACCAATTGTGTTATCAACTCTTATTGCACTACCAATTACACTACCACCCGATAATTGGTTTGGTGTTTTATTTATAAAATAATTTGTGTAATGTTGTACTAAAGTATCATTATTACTTGGCTTTATATAATTAGATAAAACGTTTGCATAAAAATATTGATTATTAGTTGTACCACCTTTGTTTATTGTTTCACTACCATTAAGTATTACTTTCCCTATTTCTTTATGTAAATACCACTTTGTTCCATAATTATATATATAATCTTGATAATTACCTATTTTATTTAATTGTATATCATCTAAATCTATAGTATATGTACGTCCGTCATATGCTTCATAATTGTAATCTGGTGTTGTTCCTTCTACAATTTGTAATTTTATTTTATAATTATTGAAAACAGAGTTATTATTAATTGCTATG